TGTTTCCACCAACTGATGAAGACGAGCATTATTATGTTCTACCCTACTTCTGGCTGCCGGAAGAAACGCTTCCTTTACGTGTCCGAAGAGACCATGTTCCATACGATGTATGGGAACGGCAGGGCTACCTGAAAACCACTGAGGGAAATGTTGTCCATTATGGTTTCATCGAGAATTTCATCGATGAACTGGGGCAGAAATTTCACATCAAAGAGATTGCTTTTGACCGTTGGGGTGCGGTACAGATGTCGCAGAACCTGGAGGGGCTTGGGTTTACAATGGTTCAGTTCGGGCAAGGCTACAAAGATATGTCACCACCGACCAAAGAACTGATGAAGCTGACCTTGGAACAGACACTTGCCCATAACGGTCACCCGGTTCTTCGGTGGATGATGGATAACATTTTCATCAGGCGTGACCCTGCCGGAAACATCAAGCCGGACAAAGAAAAATCCACAGAGAAAATTGACGGTGCGGTTGCCATGATCATGGCTCTTGACCGTGCGATTCGCTGTGGATGCGTGTCTGAGGAGTCGGTTTATGATTCAAGGGAGATGTTGATCATATAAGAAGGAGTTGATTTTTATGGGAATTTTCAGCGGACTATTCAAGTCCAGAGATAAGCCTCAAAACAGTTATGACAGCCCGTCATACACATACTTTTTCGGACGAGCCAACAGCGGCAAACGTGTCACAGACAGAACAGCCTTGCAGCATATTGCGGTGTATGCCTGTGTGCGGGTTCTGTCAGAAGCCATTGCCCAGCTGCCATTACACGTTTACCAATATACCGAAAATGGAAAAGAGCGAGTGCCACGGCATCCGCTCTATTTTTTGCTCCACGACCAACCAAATCCAGAAATGACATCATTTGTATTCCGAGAAACGCTGATGAGTCACCTGCTGATCTACGGCAATGCTTATGCACAGATTATCCGAAACGGTCGTGGAGATGTATTGGGGCTGTATCCGCTGATGCCGGATAAGGTTAGAGTAGACCGTGACCAGCGAAATCGTCTGGTCTACATCTACAGTCGCTACGATGAAGCCAATCCAAACCTGAAACAGCAGGGCGATATTGTCCTGCAGGCAGAAGATGTGCTGCATATTCCCGGACTTGGGTATGACGGCGTGCGCCCAGATAGGGCATAGTGAGAAGTAGAAAGATGGTACTACCATGCAAGACAACGTATGAAATAACCTGTTTTATCGGAAGATGAAAATCGACCGGGAGTATAGCATAACAGGAAAGCGGTAAGTTGATTAAAGATAATTTATCACGACTGAACTGCAACATTAAGTGAATATGAGGATAAACCTGTGTTTGGTTAAGGCAAGTTTCAAGTTTCGGTTAATCCACGACAAGGGAAAGTATCTGACACCTTTGACATGAGTATGAATGGATAAAGCCGTCGTTCATTTAGTTGTCAATAAACTCATGTAACCCGCAGGAGAACCTGTGGTAAAGAAACGAAAGCATATCCGACAATTCACATACCAACTCATTATGTTAACTGGGGATTGCCTAAAACGGAACGCCAAATGGCTATGTGTAATGCCGAAAGGTGATAAATTCTAAGTGTAAAAAGCAAGGAAGATGACACTGAATATCCGTAAAGGCAACGGAGCGTTCGTAGTAGTCCGAGAGAGTTAATGGCTCTTGCATGGCGAAGGAACGCAGTTGTTATGTACTAAAATGAAAAGAAGTTAGGGAGGAATACCTCAATGACACCAACGATTGAAATTTTAGAAAGAGTAAACAGAAACTCACAAAAAAATAAGGATGAAGTGTTTACAAAATTATACAGATATATGCTTCGTCCAGATATTTACTATGTAGCCTATAAAAATCTATATGCCAATAGTGGAGCATCAACAAGAGGTGTGGACAATGACACGGCTGACGGTTTCGGTGAAAAAAAGATAATGAAAATTATCAATATGCTGCAAACCGAAAGCTATGAGCCGAGTCCGTCAAGACGTGCGTATGTGAATAAAGCAAACGGGAAAAAGCGTCCATTAGGCATACCCACCTTTACCGATAAACTTGTACAGGAAGTTTTGAGAATGATTCTGCAAGCAGTTTATGAGCCTGTTTTTCTGGACTGTTCTCACGGTTTCAGACCGAACAGAAGTTGTCACACCGCTTTGAAATCTATAACAAAAGGTTTCAATGGCATACGTTGGTTTGTAGAGGGAGATATAAAAGGCTGCTTTGATAATATCAATCATGTAAAATTGGTTGAGATTATCAACAGAAAAATCAAGGATGCAAGGTTGATTAAACTGATATGGAAGTTTCTGAAAGCAGGATATATGGAAGATTGGAAGTATAACGCAACCTACAGCGGAACTCCACAGGGCGGAATTGTTTCACCGATATTTGCCAATATATATCTGCATGAGCTTGATAAGTTTGTGACCGAACTTGCAAATGAGTTCAACTGCAAGGGAAAGAATTACGCAAGCAAAGAATATGAAGCAGTCAGACACCAGATGAGAAAGTTAAATCCGCTGATTGAACAAGCGGAGGGCGAGGAAAGAGAACTGCTGATAAAGCAGAAAAAAGCAATTCGTTCAAGATTGCTGAAAATCCCCTATAAAGCACAGATTGATAAAAAAATTAAATATGTGCGATATGCTGATGATTTTCTTATCGGAATAAACGGCAGTAAAGAGGACTGCCAGACAATAAAGCAAAGACTGTCAGAATTTATTTGTAATGAGCTCAAAATGGAACTTTCAGAAGAAAAAACCTTGATTACACACAGCAGCAACTATGCAAGATTTTTAGGCTATGATGTGAGAGTACGACGGAATAATGACGTTCGCAAAGCAGGAAATACAACACAGCGAACGTTAAGTCAAACGGCAGAGTTAGCTATTCCGCTGAATGATAAGATTATGAGATTCTTATTTGATAAGAAAGTAATCAATCAAAGTAAGAATGGAGAAATCAAGCCTTGGACACGTCTGGCTCTTACAAGATGCAGTGACCTTGAAATTGTCACAGCTTACAACGCAGAATTAAGGGGAATATGCAACTATTACTCATTGGCAAGCAATTTTGGAAAATTGAACTATTTTGCGTATCTGATGGAATATAGCTGCCTGAAAACCCTTGCTTGTAAGCACAAGACAACAATTGCAAAAATCATAAGGAGAAATAAGGACGGAAAAGGAAAGTGGCGTATCGCCTATAAAAACAAAAAAGGTGACTGCTATTGCTATTTTGCTAATTTTAGTGAATGTAAAGAATCAAGTTTTTCAATAGATGCCATTGATACAACAGCAATGAAACACACAAGAACCAAAACCGTCTTTGAACAAAGGTTAGCTGCGAAAGTCTGTGAATTATGTGGATGCACCGATGCGGAACACTATGATATTCATCATGTCCACAAAGTAAAAGGCCTGAAAGGGAAAGAATTTTGGGAACAGGTGATGATTGCCAAAAGGCGAAAAACAATAGTTGTTTGCGAGGAGTGCCATAAAAAAATCCACAGCAAAAGAGTTTCTAATACCAAATAACAATGGAAAGCCGTGTACATCGAGAGGTGTAAGCACGGTTTGGGGAGAGGGATAAGTAAACCTACAATAGAAATATTGCAAGGCGACTTTTCCCTACTCTACCTGGTAGGATATTCACCGATTGCCATGGCGAAGAATGCAATAGGCATTTCTATCGCCTGTGAGGAATATGGAGCATCGTTTTTCGGAAATGGTGCGAGTCCGTCAGGCGTACTGGAACACCCTGGGGTAATCAAAAATCCGGAACGTGTGCGTGATGCCTGGCAGAGAGCCTATGGCGGAAGAAATGCCCATAAGGTTGCAGTTTTGGAGGAGGGCATGAAATTCACTCCCATTGCAATTCCAAATAATGAAGCGCAGTTTCTGGAAACCAGAAAGTTTCAGATTGAGGAGATTGCAAGAATGTACAGAGTGCCACTCCATATGATTGGCGACCTTGACCACGCCACATTTTCCAACGTGGAACATCTGTCATTGGACTTCGTCAAATACAGCCTTGACCCCTGGATTGTAAGGTGGGAGCAGTCGTTGCAGAAGGCTTTGCTTTCTGATTCTGAAAAAGGACAGTATTTTATCAAGTTTAATGTAGACGGATTGCTGCGTGGTGATTACGCTTCCCGTATGCAGGGTTATGCCACAGCAAGACAAAACGGCTGGATGTCTGCCAACGATATCCGTGAAAAGGAAGATATGAATATGCTTTCTGAGGAAGAAGGTGGAAACCTTTACTTGTGTAATGGCAGCTTTACAAAACTTTCTGAAGCGGGAAAATTTGCAAATCAAAATCCGGCAAAGGAGGAAGAAACTGAATGAAGAAATTCTGGAACTTCATAAAAAATGAAGATACATCAGAAACAGAGCTGCTCTTCAACGGTCCCATTTCAGAAGATACCTGGTGGGGCGATGAAGTGACGCCCGCACTGTTTCGTGATGAGCTCTCAAAAGTAAGCGGAAATCTGACAGTCTGGCTGAACTCGCCAGGGGGCGATGTGTTCGCAGCGAGTCAGATTTATTCCATGCTGAAAAATCATAAAGGCAAAGTTACCGTGAAAATTGACGGTATTGCAGCCTCTGCCGCATCGGTTGTAGCAATGGCAGGCGATGAAACTTTGATTGCACCAACTGCCCTAATGATGATCCATGACCCCAGCACTTGTGCTATGGGAAACAAGGCAGATATGGAAAAAGCTATCATCTTGCTCGATGAAGTCAAAGAGAGCATTATCAACGCCTACGAAACCAAGTCCCACCTCAGCAGAAACAAGATTGCAAAGCTGATGTCCGATGAAACATGGCTCAATGCAAAAAAGGCTCATGAAATGGGATTTGTGGACGGGATTCTGTTTGCAGAGAAGAAAAAGCCTGTTGTTCCCAAAGAGGAAGAACAGGATGAAGAAGAAGAAAAAGAAGATACACTGACCGCAATGACCTATTCCAAATCGAAGAATCTATCTGCATTCTTATCCAAAGTATCTGCATCGGCAGAATCTGTTACAGGCACACCGATTGACCAGCTTGAAAAAAGGCTGGCATTACTGAAATACTAAGGAGGATTTTAACTATGGCTATGACAATTCAGGAACTGAGAGAAAAGAGAAAGAAGGCTTGGGACACTGCCCGTGATTTTCTTGACAGTAAGAGAAATGCAAACGGCGTTCTCAGCGAGGAGGATTCCAAGACCTACGATGCAATGGAACAGACCATTGTCGATCTTGGCAAGGAAATTCAGCGTCTGGAAAGACAGGCTGAAATCGAAGCTGAAATGAACAAGGCAACCTCAACACCT